CGTCGCTTTCTGGGCCAATGTTGGGCCGAGACAAGACGCATTCGGCAAACAAAAAGCCGCCGGCCGATCCGTTGCCATTTGTTGCAGTTAGGTCGAGAGAACGTTTCCGCTTTCTCAGGTCGATCTGAAAAGTGAAATACTTATTGTCGTCGTCGGCCGCAGGCAATGCGGATGTAGAGCCAGTGACGTCGGTGCTTGTGCCGTAGATCAGGCCTGTGACGTTAGCGTGCCCCGATCCAGTTGTATCCGACTCGGTAACCGCGAGAGCCGTCATGGCGATATCGTTGGCGCCCATATAACACTTGATTTCTGCATAGTCCCAACCCTTGGTGTCGACTTCTGCGGTTGTCCAACTCGCATCGTCAACGATTGCCTGCGGCGGCACGATATTTACGCTTTTTGTTCTCTGAGCATGTATCATGTTTTTCTTCCTGTGAAAGGTTTGACACGGAACCAAGAAAAAAAGGGCAGCCCACACGTGCAGGCTGCCCGCGGCAGCCTTAGGAGCCAGGAGTTGCCAAAACCAAGATTGAGCCAGCCACCGAGGCGGTGCCGCGCTCGTGCACATTGATGTCGAAGCGTTGCGTGCCCTTAATCCCGATTTGATCGTTTTCGAAATACCTGTGCTCGGACGTCATTACGGAAATACCGCGGCGGTTGCCAAGCATTGCCGACATAGACAGGTCACCGAAACACAAGATGTTGGTGGATGTCTGCGCGGTCAGCGTCGAGTTGAGCACCTGCGTATAACGCACTGGGTAACCCAAAAAGACACGCTCTGGCCCACTGCCCAGATCCTGGATAGTGTTGCCGCCTGCGGCATCGAGCAGCCGGGCCATCGAGGCCCAGTATCCCGCTTTACTCACGTACCAAGCAGCGTTGCCTTCCGCGTATGCGGGCAACTGCCCGACCATGCCCTCGAAGTCTGCGAGGTCAAGAGTCGAAAAAGCAGTATTGCCCGTTGCGGCCGTATAGATCGAGCCCGCCGCCACAGCGTTGAGCACACCCACAATTCCGCCATATGTGCTTGTGCCGTCACCGTTGAAGCCGCATTCGTCTTCTTTGTTCGAGAAGGCGTAGGCAATCTCGCGGGTCAGCACGTCACCGATAGACACGACGCTGTCCTCGCTCATTTCAGTCGAGTACAGCGAGAGACAGTGCAGCTTTTTGGCGACGAGCTGCACGTTGTCCCAGTTTGCGTCGGACTCTGTCAACGCTTCGTTGTCGCCGGAAAAATAAGCGGTAACACCGCTGACGCGCCGGGGCTGCGTCTTTGTGTCGCTTGCCATCGGCACAAGGTTTGCCGCCGAGCGAAATACTCCGTATTCCTCTTTCAGGTCGATAATGGCCTGCTCCATTTCGTCGGGGACCAAATAGCCACCGAGTGTATTATCACTGGTAGACAACGCACCGTGGAAACGGACATCGAGACCATTATCAGCACACCAAGCCGCGGCGGACGGATTTTTGCCAACCGTTGCCAGTAAAAATTGACCGGCGATATAGGCTTTTCGCTCGCCGTGATCACCTCGGTACGCGTGGAGCTTGGAATGACGAAACTGATTTTTTACAGGCACGTTGATACGGCTTGAAAGCGGCAATTCGTCGGCCTGCGCGTCGCCTGTCAATTCAACGTTGAGCGGATGGCTGGCGGGTTTCAGCGATTCGGCCCGCAGTGAAGACAAACGGGACTGCTCGGTTTCCAGCTTTTCTGCGTGCTCCAACTCGTTGCGGGCCTGTGTTACCTCGCCAGAGTCGGCATCCATGATCGCTGAAAATCTCTGTTGTTCCGCGGCGGTTAGCTCGCGATCTTCAGCTTTTGCCACGTTATTGAGTGACTCGGCCTCATCCAGTAAAAGTGCAATCTGTTCCTTCAGGCTCTGGGCTGTCTTCATTTTATCCCCTCGGTGATTGGTGCCGACGGAATAAAAAAACGGCGCTACCGTCGGCAGGTTTCTGCTAACAGTGGCGCCGTCGCTTGACTGCGGTTGGCTGTTGTCGTTTTGAGTCTGCCGCAGTCGCGTGACCGCAACAGGTCAAAAGGAATAGGTTGTCTCGGACTACTTTAGTGTTTTAGGCGGGCCGCGGTCAACATTAATTCCCGCGACCTGCTCGCCGCCATGTTTGGCCTCGGTCGCCTGCATAGCATATGCTCGGGCGTGTTTCGATATTTACCGTGCCGCACAGATGCCGCAACTGCCAGCTTTCGTGTGGTCTCATCGGCCAGGCCCACTGCAATTGCCTCGTCGGCCGTCAACCAACTCTCTAAGTCCATCATTAGGCTAACGTCGGCAATACTGGCGCCGCTTCGGTCAGCGTACACGCTGCCAATGTTGTCCTGCAACTTGTCGAGCACCGCCGCCATCTTTCGAAACTCGGTTGCGTCGCCCGCAATCATTGACCACGGGTTGTGGATCATCATCATAGAGCCCTCAGCCATGCGGATCGTGTCACCCGCCATCGCCACAACGCTGGCTATGGATGCCGCCAATCCATCAACGATAACGTCAATCTCGGCGTGATGCTCGGCCAACAGGTTGTAGATAGCCATACCATCGAAGACGTCGCCGCCTTCGCTATTTATTCTGACGGTGATAGTTTCGACGTCTCCGAGGTCATCGAGGGCAGCCTTAAAGGCTGAGGCGCTCACGCCTTCACCAAACCAGTCGCGGCCCACAACGTCATATATCAGCAATTCCGCTGACGTTTCCGTATGTTGATTAAAGATTTTCATCGGTTAACCTTTCTGCAATGTTTGCAGCATTATCGGCCCAGCCCTCAAGCTCGCTTGAGACAGCCTCTTCAAGTCGTAACTCGGTAACCGTTCCGGCCACTTCCAAAAAAACATCCTTCGATGCTGCCGCGTAAGATGTCGCAAAGTTTTCTAGGTCGGCCGTTTCCATTCCGATTGAGCCGGCCGCCTCGAGCGAGTGTTTCAGCACGGTTGATATCGTCGCGGGGAATCGCTCGTAGTAACTATCCAGCCACCCGACAAAATCCCCGCCCCGCTTGGCCGCTCTTTCAACGTTTTGTTTTTCAACGGTCAGCAAATAAGAGCAACGATCCGCAATCAGTCTCTCATGAGCTACACGGGCCACCATCTCGCCGCCGTCTGATGCCTCTAGCCCGCTTAGCTTCTCTGCTAGCGGGTCGTCGTCACGTACGACAGATGCGTCAGGCAACAAGCATCCCTGCGCCCCTAAATGTTGATCACCCGCAGTTTGCGGAGTAAACACGCCTGCCCTTGCACCATCCCCGCTTGTGATGTTTGGGTTTTCGTAGTCGTCGCCGCCCTCTATCTCGTTGAGGTCTTCCGAGTTCCGCACGTCGTTTACCGATAGCCACGCGCCCGCACGCCCAAGACTATAGGCCTCATATCTCGTCTTCAGGTCGCCGCGCAATAGTGCGCCAGTGTTCCAGCGAAAAAAGTGTTGACCGCTGTCGGCCTCTCGCTCGGTTAACAGCTTGGCCTCGCATTCTTCCTGCCATTTCACGAGCCATCGCATCAGGCATGTATTGAAATAGTCTTGCTGCTGCGATTCGATATTCGAAAACGTGGCGCGCTCCAACGAGTTGACTTTATGCGGCGGCAATAAAAACCAGTGAGCCACCTGCACGGGGCTGTGTTTCATTGAGTCGAGCCATTGAGCATCTTCGTTTGGCACCGACATTGCGGAAAAGTGGGCGCCCTCCTGCAAGACGGCGATACGATTTACGTTGTCTAGCCCTTCGTGCATAGAGTTCCACTCCTCGCGGAGATTGCGCCGGGCTTCAGGTGTAAGCCGCTGCGGTATTTCGAGGGCACCCGATGGCCGGGCCGCATTCTTGAAGGTGCGGTTGCCGTGTTTCTCAAGTGCCAAGTCTTTACCAATCGTATTCTTAGCTAGACTGATAACAGAGTGGCCCCAGATGCCGTCCGAGGTCAGGCCGGAAATGTGGAAAACGTCTGCGGGCCTAAATTTAGTCTTGCCCATGGCGGTTGATGTCAGATACCACAACACGCCGTTGTCATCTCTCTCAACGGATGTGCGGTCCGGTGGCAGTGGGATCAGGTCGATAGGTCGCCCGCCGCGGTCTCGCATGATCGCCGCCACAGCGTTACCCCAAAGCAGCGCCCTGGATTGCATCAATTCTTTGAAAGTGTTGATCCTCATTTCTGCATTCGGTCGCCGCCGCACCAGCCGGGCCGCCGGGTGTGATGTGTCCCGCGTCTTACGATTGTCGGCGGTGCGCTTGTAAAGGATCAACGGCAATTGCCCAAGGTCGCCGGAAATCACGTTGACCGCTTGCCACACTGGACCACTCGTCAGGATAGAGGCCGAGTTAACGGCTATTCCGCTGTCTGATTCAGTGCCGCCCCGTACCCAGTCAACGAGCCATTCGGCTGGATTAGATGCGCTACTCGCCTGGGCCTGCGGACTAAAATCGCTGATCTCTGTCATAATTTGAGCTGCCCACTTTCTTCGTAAACTGATGGCAACTCGACTTCCGCATTAAGTGCCAAGGCCAGGCCCATCAGCATTGCAGATATACCGTCAATCTTATCAGATGACCGCCCCTTGTCAGGCCGAATGTTGCCGCTCGCGTCCTGCCTGTGCGCTGTATTGCCCGCCATCCACCTGAGCACAGGGTTGCCGCCGTGCCGCAGCTTACGCGATGCCAGTAAGCCGAGCAGCCGTTTGAATGGCTGATTGTACGTCGAAAAGTTTTGCCGCATTTTTAGGAAGACTTCGAGCGGTATTCCCGCATCTCGTTGCAACATCTGCACGATTGCCCCAGAGTTCCAGACGTCAAAGCCGACAGTCTTGACGTTGTGCGCCCCAAGGATTTGCCCGATCCGCTCGACGAGGTAAAAAGTGTCGATCTCATTCCCCGGCGTTGTTTCAATGTGACCCTGCTGCGCGTAGTTCATCACCTGCATCTTGTCCTGCCTGGCTCTTTCTGACGCCGACTCTTCCGGTATCCAGAAATATGGGAGCACATCAAACGCACCTTCACCATCGGGAAAAACTAAAACAAGAGCTGTAACGTCTCGCGTGCTCGACAAGTCCATACCGACAAAACACGGTTTGTCTTCGAGGTCTGTAGGAGCGTCGCTGCATTCGTCCCACTCAATCATAGGGATAATTCGCGATTCTTGCTCAGTCCATTGGTTGAGGTGCAGTCTGCGAAAAGTGTTTTGATAGCTCGGCATCTGTTTTGCGCGGTTGCATTCTGTCGCCAGATAATCAACCGTCACACCGTAGCCAATTGAAGGATTAGCACGCGCCCAGACTTCTGGGTCTGTCCAATCATCCGACGCCTCAGCGCCGTACAACACAGGATAGAACGAAGCGTCGCAGCTTGGGTCGGCTTCAACTTTCCGAGCAAACTCGTGCAGTTCCCAGCAAATCGAGGATCGATCATGCCCCGCGGTTGTTATTGCGATTGTCAGCGGTTGCGGCCGTGCTCCCACTGAGGTAGTGAGGGCGTCCCACAACTCGCGGTTTGGCTGTGTGTGCAC